GTGGTTATTGACTCTGTTGCTGCCCTGGTTCCCAAGGCTCGGACGGAGGACGGTTACGATCAGCAGACTATGGGATTACATGCTAGACTCATGAGTTCTGGATTACAGAAGATCCTACCAGTGGCCAAGAAAACTAATACTCTATTGATTTTCATTAACCAAATCCGAAATAAGATTGGTGCTTATGGTAATCCCCAGACTACTACGGGAGGGGAATCTCTTCCTTTCTATGCGTCCTATCGTATTGAACTTATTGGTAGTCCTGCATCAAAGAGTCGGCGTTTAGTTCTTGACGGAACAGGAGAGGTCTATGGACATAAAACTACTTTCCGAGTAATTAAGAACCGTCGCGCCGTTCCTTACCGAGAGGCAGAGGTAGATCTCATCTACGGCCTTGGGTATGATACTGATGGTGAGATCTTAGACTTGGCAGTTGAGGTGGGTCTCATTGAGAAAGGTGGGGCTTGGTTGACATTTGGAGAGCATAAGTGGCAAGGACGTGAGAAGGCCAAGCTCGCTCTTCAGAAAGATACCGAGCTTCAGGCAAGCCTAACGAGGCAAGTTAAAGCCATAATTGCAGGAGAGATCTTTGAATCTCCTGAAGAACTAAAAGTTGAAGAGGTGGTATCAGATGATAAGCCAGTTAGCAAAAAGCGTGCGCGAAAGTCTGAGTCAAGCGCTGCCTAATACGCTGATCAAAGACGAAGAGTACATCAATTATAAAGGGAATAGACTTTTCTTTGATTTCTATCTTCCCTCTCTCAATATATATGTTGAGGTTCAAGGGATACAGCACTCTAAATTTAACAAGCACTTTCATAACTCCGCAGCGTCTTTTAGAGCGCAGAAGAAGAGAGATCGGCTAAAGCAGGAGTGGTGTGACCTGCATGATTACACTCTGGTCACGGTCAATTACGATGAGATTCCCATAGGGACAGTAGATCTTTTGAATAGGATAGAGGAGGCACAAAATGGACGACAGAATACGTGGTAAATTAAGAGATACGTCCAATTCTCTTTCAATACATAAAGCAATAGCCCCCTCGCAGATAGAGAATGCCTTCAACTTTGACGTTAACGCTTTGGAGGTAACCCCTTCCCAGCAGATTTCTCAATATACCATTATGCTTGCCCAATATCTGATTACTTTGCAGGCGAGATTTAACACAGCAAGAGTAATCGCTAGTCAGAAAAAGAAAGTCTTAGATCGGCGAGTCAAGGGCTTACTTCAGACCGGAGAAGTAAAAGGAAGTACTCTGAAAGAAAGAGAGGCCAACGCCATTGCTTCTAGTGTAGAACTACAGGCATTAGAATTAGAATATGATGAGGCCGCCGCTGAGAGGGATCTATTGGATGGTCTTGATAAGCCCATCACGGAGCTTATTAATGCATTTAAGTCTGAGATCAGAAGACAGGCCGAGGAGCGGCATTATACTAGTAGGGAACGGGGTTAATGCAAACTGAGGAGACTAAATCTAAATTTGCGCACCCGGGAAACGAGGCGGCTGTTCTTGCCTGTGTTTTCAAAGATGTTACTAATTATTTTGAGGTTGAAGCCAAGCTCTCTGAGCAGGATTTCCTGAAACCTCATCATAAAGTTCTATGGACTATTATCAAGACCCTTATGAGGTCAGAGGTAATGACCATAGACCTTGCGGCCATTATGAGCCAGGCCAGTGTTCTCAAAGTAGAAGAGAATATTGGGGGATATGAATATGTTAGTTCTCTATTTGAGAAAAGCATAGATCCCACTAATATTCTATTCTATATTAATAGGGTAGCTGACGCCAGCACTAAATATCAAATCTTTCTCGCAGCGAATGAGATTTCAGCCGAAACGGAGAAGAATAAATCTCTTACGGGAGAATCTCTCACCGCATCAGATCTAGTGGACTTTAGCCAGAATAAATTCCTAGAGATTGCCGTCAATTCCGAGCGCGGCACGGAGGCTGAGAACCTGGCGGATGGTTTGGAGGAAATGCTGGAAGAAGTAATCCAGAATCCCACCACTGTTAGAGGACTCAATACAGGTTTTGAGAGATTGGACGAAGCAATCAATGGACTGGAGCCTGGAACGCTTACGGTACTGGGAGCCCGCCCCAAGGTAGGAAAGTCTACCTTTCTTCTAAACTCTGCGATCAACATCGCATGTCGCACAGGTGTTCCCGTCCTGTATATTGATACAGAGATGAATATTAGAGAGCAGAGAATGCGCTTGGTTTCTATTCTATCCGGTGTTGATGAAAGAGACATCAAGAACGGGACGTTCTACAACAATGAGGCAGATAGAGAGGCAGTGGAAGAGGCGAAGAGATGTGCATCACAAGGCATGATTCTCCATAAGTATTATCCTGACTTTACTGCTGAGGCCATCTCTTCTGTTACTAGAAAGTATCACCATCAGTATGGGATCGGCTGTTTGATGTTTGATTATATCAAACTCCCGGACTCGGATCTACAGCACATAGGAAATGTGAAAGAGCATCAGGCATTGGGATATCTATGCGTTGCTCTCAAGAACTTGGCAGGTCAACTAAACATTCCTGTTTTTACGGCTGCCCAAATCGGGCGTCTGGGTGCCAATAAAGGGCACATTACCGCTTCTGAATTCGCAGATTCCGATAGAATCCTTAGGTATGCCAACACCCTCCTGGGGTTGTCGGCAAAAACCAAGAAGGAGCGAGAGGCGTTAGCAGAAGAATTCGGCAGCGAGCAAGTTATTAAAATGGGTAGCCATAGGCTTCAAATTCTAGACACCAGGGCCGGCGGAACCAACTTTGCAGGGTTGGATATTCACTTCCGTAAGAAGACTCTGACTATGAGAGAAGCTGAGGTTCAAGCTGCAGACCTCAGACCTATGGAACCCGAGGAGGAGTAATGGATCTACAACAACTATTAGATATTGCCAAGCTCGTAGGCATGGTAGGCGGTATAGGAACTTTCCTTTACTTCTACTTCACTAACCCCAAGGTTAAGGAAGTGGCCAATCAGGTCCTAAAGTTTCTCCCTGGAATCTTGAAGATCTTGGCCAGTAGAATAAAAGATGATCCAAACAAATTTGATACACATGATTTTCTGGTCATAGTTTCTAATGTCGCAACTAAGCTTCAAGAGACTATTTCTGACCCAACCAACGTTGAGTTTGCTGACGTCCAGGATGAGATAACAGAGTTAGTACAGGAAGAGCTACAGAGATTGAGAGATGCCAACATCCCCGGAATCCCGGATGTTAATGATAAGGGTATCCCGGTAATTGTTGGTGTGATTTTTGATCAGATCAAGGCCGCCACGAATGAAGGTTAATCCAGAGACTGTTCTGAATATAAAAAAGCTTGTGGATCCAGAGTCTGTCCTAGGATATCTGGGTTTCAACATCGTTAAGAGGGGCCCAAAGGAATTGCGAGGCCCTTGTAAGGTTCATGGTGGAGACGGCCTTACTGCCTTTCGTTTTAACTTGGAGAACAGAACCTGGTGTTGTTATTCCCACCACTGTGAGGGAGAAAAGGATAGAGATTTAATAGGCCTGATTCAAAAGACCACAGGTAAGAATTTCATGGAGAGCGTTCAGTTATTGGCAGACATGGCTGGCGTGGATCTCAACAACCAAGCCCAGCTTTCAGAAGAATTTCTCAAGTTAAAACAACAACAGGAGATACGTCAAGAGACACTGAGAAATAAACGTACCCCTGTTACAAGAACAGTATCCGAAGAAGTCCTCGCCGAATTTGAAGGTAAACGATCCAGTTATTTTACTGACCGCGGATTTTCAGAAGAGATATTGGACTTTTACGAGGTGGGAGGTACAACGGATTCCCGCGGAGTTCACAGGGAAACCATACCCATTCGTAGCGAAGACGGTAAGCTACTCACCGTGAGTATGCGACGTACTGATTCAGACGAAGACCCAAAGTATGTCCTTCTCAAGAATGTATCCAAAGGGGAGACCCTTTACAACCTAGATGTCGCCAAAGACTATGTAGGTGAGGATAGAACTCTGATCATAGTAGAAGGGTTCGTAGATGTTTGGGCATTATGTAGATTAGGAGTGTACAATGTAGTAGCCATCATGGGCACTGATATTGTACCTAACCAAGCTAAATTGATTTTGAAATACGCAGAGAATGCGACAATAATGTTGGATCCAGATGAAGCCGGAAGAGAGGGTGTTCCTAGACTGGTAAAAATGCTAGAGAAAGGATTAAACCTGCGGGTAATTGACCTGCCAGATGGCAAGGATCCAAAGTACCTTAATAAAGAAGATTTAGAAATATATTTTAGAGGAGAATAAAATGCAAGAGGGTATCAACAACGTAGTATTACAGGGCGAGCTATGCTGGCCAGAGCTTAAGTACACACAGAGTGGGAAGGCCCTTTATAAGGCTAAGATCCGGATTCCGGTGGAAGACCGAGCTGGCGAGCCGACCAGTGCCTATATGAGAATTGTGGCATGGGAAGATTTCGCAGAATATTTCCATACTTTGCCTCCAAAGGCCCGTGTTAAAGTATCGGGCCGAATTCAGGAGCGCTCCTACAACACTAGAGATGGACAGCGACGTTCATCTACAGAGATTATAGTTGAAGGAGTAGACGCTGAAAATATTGATGAGACCGGAGAGAATACTTTCTATCTCAAGGGCGAACTCATTTGGCCAGAACTTAAGAAGGTAGGATTCAATGACTCCAGCCTATTCAAGTCTAAGATAGTTATCCCTTACTTCCGTGAGGATGATCCAGAGACTCCTAGAAAGTCTTATGTCAAGATTACTGCTTGGAATGAGTTAGCTGATGATTTGGGCGCACTGCCCGAAGGCGCAGAGGTTGAGGTTTCCGGACACATGCAGGAAAGGAGCTGGGATGCCCCTGATGGCACCAAGCGAGTCTTTACCGACGCTGTCGTGACTAACTTTGTCCCGGTTGCAGCGGAGGCCTAAGATGAACCAGGTAGTAGGCATATCACCAGGCTTGATTTTATTGCCCGCGCGAGAATATGTGTGGGAGCTAAAGAAGCGGGTGGAGATCAAGATCCCCAACGAAGGCTTGATCAGTGAACATTTACAACCTGAAGAGTTGGCCGAGGGAGTCAAGATTGTAGGAGATGATGCGTTTATCGTATTTGATGATAATATGTTGTCTCTGTGGGAGATCCCTCGCATCTTGTTTGCCCATAAGCTTTATCCCCAACTGGAAGCTAACCAGGCTTTTAATGTAACAACGCTAGCGGTGAGTGATAGTGAAATCACGATCTATGGAGAAGTTATAGAGAGCGTTGAGGCTGAGGAGACTACCCGAGAGGTATTGTAATGGCCCAGGAAGACTATCCCTATTGTATTTTTTGTGACTATAAGGTTACTAACCTTGTATTACAGGACGACGCGGTCGTATATTTATGCGCGCACTGCGGCGAGTCGGCAACGGTAAAGGACAATGGCTAAAGATTATTACGGAATTCTAGGTGTGGCTAAAGAGGCCAGTGCCGGTGAGATTAAGACAGCCTACAGAGCTTTAGCTCACGAATGGCATCCCGACAAGCACCAGGAAGAAGAAAAACAGAAGGAAGCCGAGGAGAAATTTAAAGAGATCTCTGAGGCTTACTCTGTTCTTGCTGATGAAGAGCAGCGTAAAAATTATGATGCGACAGGTTCTCCTCAAGGGAATCCTTTTAACTTTGCTGCTACAGGAGACCCGTTTGATATAGCCAGCCACTTTGGGTTTAATGTTCATAGGGCTCCGCGCCAACCAATGGCAAAAAGAGGACAGACTGTTAGGATAGGAGTGCAGATTTCCCTAATGGATTCTTTATTTGGGACTAATCTTCCCATCAAATATAAGACTCTTTCTGGTTGTAGTAATTGTAAAGGCCATGGTGGTACAGATTTTGAAGTATGCGATGCCTGTAATGGGCGAGGAATAAAAATACAACATCGTCCAGGCATGGTTATGCAGCAGGTCTGCAGCAATTGTGGCGGAGCGGGGAAAAGTATTAGAACCATATGCTCCCAATGTAATGGTCAAACCTACATAGAAGAAGAGAGAACTCTTGGAGTAGTTATTCCTGAAGGTATTTCTAATGGAACAACTCTTCGTATTGTTGGTAAGGGAGGGGCAGGGTTTAATGAAGGCCCTCCTGGTGACGTTTTCATAGAGGTCCAGGTTCAAAATCCAGACCTCAGCGGGTTGTCTGCGGAGGAAAAAGGAACTCTAAAGGAGTTATTGTCTAAATGAAGATATTAGCATTGGACGTCTCTACAAAATCAACGGGATGGTTCATTACTAAGAGATCTTGTGGTATAATTAAGCCTCCAGGAGATAATTTTAACGACAAATTGGTTTACTTTAGAGCGGAGCTTGTTAAGCTCCTCAAGAAATACAATCCGGACCTCGCAGTCATCGAGGATGCGTACTACCGTCCTGGGTTTGGTAGTATCCATACCTTAAAAGCGTTGGTTAAGTTTGCGGGCGTAGCCCAGGAACTATGTGTAAGTAAAGGAATCCAAACAGAGATCATCACCGCCACCTCGGCAAGGAAGTATTGTTGTGGAAGAAGTGGAGAGAAGGTTACTAAACAGGACGTCTTTGATTTCTTCGTGGAGAAATATGATTTAGATGATTGGACTTTCAATAAACATAACGATATAACTGATGCAATGGCTTTATCGTGGGGTTATCGTGAGAAACAGAAGCTTGAAAATAAAACACGGGCCTCTCGCAAGAACTCAGGTCGCTCATAGAGAAATGGGAAACAGACGACCTAGAGGAGGAGGAGAAATAAATGAAACTTAGAGGACTATCTGCTACAGGCATTAAGGATTTCCTTCAGTGTCAACTAAAGGTAACATTCCGGTATAACAGGGACATTCCTTCCATAAAGAATGACCATGCTAAGATCGGAATCGCAGTCCATGAAGCTTTAGAACAGTACACTCTCAGAATGCTGAAGAAGAAGAGTTTTCCAGACGCAAGTGATTATGAGTTTGCGTTGACTACCTTCATGAATTCCGCTACTTCTGAGGGTTTAGAAAACATGGGTTTTTATAGCGACGGTAGAACAATGGTAACGGAATATATTGACCGTTATGATCCTTCCGAAAAGGTTATTGCGGCAGAAGGGTTTTTCAAGTTGGAGACCCCAGACGGAGTTCCTATCGTTGGAGCCATTGATAAGGTGGTTGAGATAAACGAAGATACCATCGCTATTATAGACTATAAGACGGCTCGTAATGCTTTGAACACCTATGAACTAGATACAGACATTCAGCTGTCTATGTACGATTTAGCTGCTAGCATTAAATGGCCGCAGTATAAGAATAGGGTACTCATTCTGGACTATGTAAGAATAAATAAGAAAGTATCTTCTTATCGTACTGAGGAGCAGCAACAGGACTTCAGGGATTTTCTTGTTAGTATCTGGACTAAAATGGGCAACCTAGAGCCGGAGGAAGCTACGGGTAGGATCAATACCTTGTGCGGGTGGTGTGATTATAACGATTACTGCCCAGCTTACGCACAGTTCTTAGACAATACCCTAGATAAACGGACGCTTACTCCCCTGACTAGCATGGAAGATGGGGAATTTTTGGATCACTGGACCGACGTCGCCAGTAAGAAGTCAATCATAGAAAACAGGCAACGAGAACTTAAGATGATTGCTAACCAACGTTTTATGCGCGGCGACGATATTGCAGCCGAAGGTAAAGAACTTTACACCACTCAGGCTGCTAGGACCAATTATAACATAGAAGAAGTAATGGGAATCATCCCTCAGGAAGATCTATTTGAAGTCTTATCAGTTCACAAGGCCCGACTAGATAAGTATGTAAGGAATCGTCCTGACCTTAAGCCCGCTTTATCAAAGGTGGCCAAGGTAAGTTACAATGCTCCGGTTTTCAAAACTAGGACAGTAAAGGTTGAGGAAAATGAAACAGCTGACCAAGACAAAAGCACAGCTGCAATCGCTGGGTAATCCTTTTATCGGGATAGAACTACATGCGGGCATGAAGGTCTTTGGTAAAGTGGATCGGTTTACTCAGTACAAAATCTATGTTAAAGATAAGCACGGGGACATAATTGATGTTCCAAGAAGGATAATAAAGAG